TTACAAAAAAATAAGATGATATTCACGAGTACGGTTTACGCTTTTGGATATCCGTATTTCCTTTAAAATTGAACGCCAGAAATAACGCTTTTCCTCATTCGAGAAGGTATCATAGATGGACTCGAAATCTGTATCAAGGAATTTTTCGAGGTATGTTATGTTGTTGTTCGGAATTACAATATCAGGAATAGCATTGAGTTGGGATATATATAAATCGTGATCTGCCTTGTATTCGTCGAGCGTAATAAGATCGTTTACGAATAAGGTTTTTAATTTATTTAGTTTCTTCTCGATGCCTTGTTTTTTGGAACGATTATCCACGACAGGGGTAGCCTTGGAGCGATAATCAGCTAAATATGTTCCAATTTCATCTCGGATACAGGACAAAAGATAATCTTCGATTTTTTTCTCACGAATTTCGCCACCGTTTTCACAGAGCCGGCCAACACGATAGCGCTTGCACTCATATGCTGGATAGCGATAGCGAAAATTCAACCCACTCTTTTTATGGGTTAAAACATTGATATGGCAGCCGCTCATATGCTTCCCACACTCATCACAGATAAGCAACCCGGAAAATATGTAAGAGTATTTTTGACTGGTCCTGACGTTTTTTCGCTCCAGTAGCATGGATTGGATGTTTTGAAATAACTCGTCGCTGACAATCCGGGGACAATAATGTTCGTTTGTTCGATACCGGCCGATGTATTTTGGGTTCGAAAGGATGGACTGCCGAAAATTGTTGAGAGTCATGACAATTCCATAATCCGACAGAAAACGTAGGCCCTGGCCCATTGATTGTGTATCCCAAGTAACTTGAAACGCCTGGGCGACAATGGGTGCATACTCTGACAGCTCCAGATGCTTATTCACGATGCGAAAACCAAGCGGAACCTTACCGGTGATAACTTCCCCGTGGTCGACTTTGCTTTTAAAGACATCTCTGACGCGGAGACCTCCGTTTTGCGCCTCCAATTCCGCCCAGGTCATGGACTGAGCCACAAATGCGCGGCCCATCGGTGTGCTGGTATCAAAATATGGTTGATCCACGGCCAGCCAGGAGACATCATGCTGCTCAAGGGTTGCTTGAGTGTTTAAATAGTGGCGTAGGTTCCGGAACCAGCGCTCTAATTTAGTGAAGATGATCATATCAATTTTTCCGGCTATCACATTTTCGATCAATCGTGAGAATTCATCGCGTTTGAGTTTTTGACCGGAAATGCCATCATCAAGGTACATGTCTTGCAATTCCATTTCAGAATGAGTATCTATGTATCTTTGACAAACCTCCTGTTGATCGCGAATGGAATCGCCGGATTTTGCCTGCTCATCAGAGGAGACACGGATGTAAATTGCAGTGCGAATCAGTTTTTGTGGTAGCGTTGTAGAATCATTCATGTCACCACCTCCTTCTTAATTATACGGCTTTAAAATTTTAAAAATACGACCCTTGTCAAAATGCACCAAAAATGATATAATTTATTCACATAATATAACCATATCTCTCGGAACTTCCGTCCGATGAGAAAAATCTATGAGAAAGCCGTTCCTGGTTGGCGCCGGGGGCGGTTTTCATTTTTTTATATCATAAACCTATTCTGCCTAGCAGTTGGTTCAATTCCAGTCAATAGAATTAGTTAATCAATGCCATATTCATCCAAAATGGCCTTCAACTTATCATCGGTTTGTTCATTTATTTCTTCAAATCGTGATTCTAATTCAGCACCAATATCACCAAAAGTTTCGGAGCGCATTGAAATCAGTTCATCGGTGGAATAGTCATATAAGTCAATATAATTTTCTTGGCCTTTGGGAACCCAATATGTGTGCTCGTTTTTAGCATTTTCCACTAAATAGATTAACCAGTGAGAAGTTGAATCATAATAAGCACAATGAAATATTAAATCACATATATCTGTCGTCATAGTGATATCAAGGTACATATCGTTGCCGTCTAAAGATTGATTAGCGAATGCTATATTATCAGGAATTGTTAAAATGTGCAAATCTGACATGACATTAGCAAGTTTTGAAGAAAGACCATTGGAATCAGGCAATTCAGAAGCAGTTCCTGGACTTTTCGAGTTTTCTGGAACAACGTCGGTTGCGGGCAACTCTTTATCAAAAACTACGAACTGAGAAACGTATGAATCAAACACACTGATGACATCTACTTTGTCATCGCGAGTATTTATTTCTACGCCTTGATATTTCTTGTAACTATCAGATGTAAGAGGTTTAGGTATATCGTCATTGCTTATAAGTGTATATTTATCATCGTTATTTTGATAATGTTTTAGGTATAATGTTCCACTACTTAGTGGGTAGGAGGTATATGTATCTGCATTTTTCATTGCAGCACCCAAACGATTATCATCAGCAAGACGCCAGTCACCATTGTCCATGGATACCATATAGGAGACAACGTCCTGCGTGAACCCAACAGTAATTGAACCATAGTTATATGTACCAATACTTTGCAATTCTCCATCACCAAGTATTTTAATGGCCTCATCACGAGGCATATACAATTCTATAATATCTCCATTGCTATTAATCATAGACAAGGGAGATTCTATCTGTTTCTCTTGTTTTCCACATGAGCAAGCTATTAAAGTAAATAGTGCAACGGTTATCAAAATTTTGTGTTTCATAAACTTCTAACCTTTCTTATAATTTTCCAATAAACTAAATATAATTGTTGAATGGAATATCATCTGGTAAATAATGGAAACCATATAAACTATACAATTTGATAGCTATATGTTAATGTTAAATAATGAAAGTTTTAACATGGCAGGCAAGAGATAAAAACGGTGTCAGTCTGCGCAAACTCTCTAAAATGACTGGAATAACGTACTCGACTTTGTGGCGTATCGAAAATCATGAGAAATCTCCGACACTGGATGAACTTAAATTAATAGCAATGGCGCTCCAGATGCGTATCAGTGACCTATACGATGATGAACTAAAGTGATTCACGGCTGAATCATTTTGGCTGATTTAATCATATCTTTATAGAATATGATATAATCCCTATATAGAAACCTAATATACAGGAGGTACATACATATGGATAAAGCATATTATATAGCAATGATCGTTGAAATTCTGAAAACGTGGGATATCCAAAAAGTAAAAGTTATGTACTATATAATTTTAGGGAGTGGGGATTAGTAAAACTATTCCCCACTATTTTTATTGCTGTTTTCAAATTTCTTAAATTCATTGTATATGTAATTCCAGTAGTCATCAGGTAAATTCATCATCATATTCAAATAAAATTTCTTAAACTCGTTTTGCTCAGTACTTAATTTTCCAACATTATAAAAATATTTCATATCATCAGGTATGAACATATTTTCATCACCACCAGAGCCAGTGACAAGCCAGTCTTTATTAACACTGAATTCATCACAGATTCTTTTGATGTGAATCTCTTTTAAATCTCTATCCCCTTTCTCAAACATTGCTAAAGCAGGTTGACTAATACCAATTTTCTCAGAAAAAGTACGCTGATTCATTTGCAAATGCTCTTCGCGCAGCCTCTTGAGACGCATACCGATAGATTCCAATAAATATCACCTCCTAGATGCATAATAGCACAGGTTTGATAACAATGCAATCAAAAAGTGTAAAAACTATTGACAAAAAGATTACAATGTTATATTATGTGATTACAAAGGAATCTAATAAAAGGAGGTGATACAAGTGAGAAATGATAAAACAAACATGACTATGGATGAAATAAGGGAGCGCTTATCTCAAGCTGATGAAATGTCTAATATTTGGGATGAGAGTTCTGATCCGATTCGCATGTATTTAAAAGGATGTATTGTGACAGCGGCTGCATTAGCTAGAAAGAAAGACGAGTGCCTAAAAACGGGATAGAACCAAACGAAGAGAGCGAGATAAATGCGCCACAACAGCACATATAGGAGGGAGCAAAAGCAAGGAAACAAGTACAACCAGTATCGCATACATTTTATCAGAGAGGAGATGATGTGGTGCAAGAAGAAAATAAGCTGGATGTCAGAAAAGTATTTGAGGCAATTGCATACATAATCGGAAAAAGAGAAAATGTGGAAATTACAGTCACAAACGTAAGGAAGAAGACAGAAGATGAAACCGCCTGATGGCGGCCATAGAGGACAAGCCTGGATAGGTGGAGGATGTAATGGAAAAAAGGAAATTAGAGGTAACAAGCAGCCCATCCTACATAATCAGCGCAGACGGGCACAAGATATACCTTCGTGACGTGCCAGAAGAGCCAAAGAAGAGGCCGGAAGAGGCCATGGACATACTGGTTAAGGCCATGGCAGTTATTGGGTGGGTGGCATTTTTTATAAGTTTATCAATAAGGTAAGGAGGAATGAAAAGTGGCGTATAAGTATGAGTGCGAAAGGTGCCACTGCACACTAGACCCTGGAGAGGGAAAATATTGCGGAGAATGCAAGGAAGAGATGAAACGGGAAGAACAGCAGAGAAGATTCTATTGCATGACCAGACAAGAGCAATTAGAGATACAAAGATTCCTGGGAATAAGAGGTGCATGATGGACAAGCACCAGTACATTGATAATAAAAAAGTGGCTCCTACGTTACGGCAAATAACGGTAGGAGCCAAGTCATATACAGACTTAATATCTCAATAAAAATTATACTCTGTATGTGGCTGAAAGTCAAGGGAAATGGCGGTTTTCAGACCGCTTTCACACTTGATAGAAGTATTAACTATTGACGATACGGAGGGCATGAGATGCCATTTTACAGAGAGAAGTGTAATGCGGGAAGAACAAGGGATTTCGAATTTTACTATACATACCGTGCTAACGAGTCTGGTGGGATATGTAAAGCGCGGGGGAAGCGGGAGAAGCCCACAAAGGAAGCCCAGCGGGTGGTGAACTGGAGGAAGAGATGCAAAGTGCTGACCAGGCTCCTGAACACAAACTTCAGTGGGAATGACTACTACATCACATTCACTTATCGTCCTGCGGATAGGCCGGAGGGGCCGGAAGAACTGAGAAAGCAGATCAGAAATCTGCTGGACAGGCTCAGGAAGATACAGAACAGGGCGGGAACCGAACTTAAATACATATGGTCGGCAGAGGTAGGAAAGCGCGGAGCTGCGCATATCCACATGGTGATTAATGAGATAGACATCCAAAAGGTACGCAATACATGGTCTTGTGGTTTTATTGATGTGAAACCATTGGACACGTCGGGACAGTATAGGAAGCTGGCTGAATACTTAATCAAGTACTCAGAGGACACAGAGAAGAACACAGGTGCCATGGTGGGGAACCGGTATAATCCAAGTAAAAACTTGAAGCGGCCGGAGCCGAAACGGAAAATCATTACAACCCGCAAAAAGATACCAGAAGCCATAAGTGTGCCGAAGGGATGGTATTTGGACAAAGAAAGCGAACGGAGAGGAATCCATGAATTTACTGGCTACGCCTACCTCTCCTACACCTTGATTAAGATAGACCCAAGCAGCAGGAGGGGAGGATAACGGTGTGGAATAGAGGAGGTGAAGTAAATGTACCAAGTGGACATATGGTTACACGCAAGCCCCAGTAATTACTGGGCGCAATTGGAATTTACAGACAAGGACGGGAAGCGCCGGGAAAAGATTGTGAGCAGAGAGCGCATAGCAACGATAAATAGCAACACAATCCAGGGGATGATAGAGGCGGTGCGTGTTCTTCAGATTCCGTGCATGCTGGATATACATACAGAGTCGGAATATGTTATTGGGATAATCCGGAACGGCTGGCTGTGGAACTGGAAAAAGAATGGATGGCGGAAAGCCAATGGAAAAGAGATTAGGAATGTGGAGCAGTGGCAGCAGCTGGAGCAGGAGCTGGCCAGGCACTCAATCAAAATATCAAAAATGGAGGGAGCGTGATAAAAGTGGACAGAAGATATCAGACGACGTTAAGAGCAAAACTGAGAATAGAGGACATCAATGAACTTCGAAAACGGATGAAGATTGGAGATATTGTAACATATCAGTCGGTAAAAGCAAGAGTGGTAGCAAGATATCCGCATCTGGTAGAGGTGGTTCCGATAGGCCAGTCGAGGTGTTTGCCAATCAGAACGATGACTTATACAGAAATTGCAATGATGGAACGAGGATTTAAGTGGGAAGGAGAAGAGTAATGTTTGAGAAATTTGGAGAATTTGACTCAGTGGAGGGTATCAACAAAATGGCTGCTGACCAGCTGGAAAAAGGAAACCGGGAGGAGGTTATTGCTTTGGCCAAAGAAAACGGGATAGACGAAGAGGACGCCGCGGATTTTATAGATGGATGTGTGGACGTGCTGGCTACTCCGCTTATGGCTGCCATAGGGAAGCTGAAACTTGAAACCGGGGAACTGGAACTGAAAGGAATTGTGGAGGACTGGAAGGACAATATCATAGAGATGTGCATGAACGATGAGGCCATATGTGTTGCTGTGAGGAAAAAGTCAAAGAGCCTGGCAGAATGCATGGCGCTCCTTCTTCGATTTGCATTTAACAATAAAGTCCTGGTCAGCGACAAGATTGTCAATATTACAAAAGTGACACACAACGGGAAAGAAGAGCCGATGAGAAAGCCACTGTATCTTGGGGTCCCAAACAGGAGCGAGGCCAAGAAAATCATAAGGGAATATTATCTTGGATAGGAGGCGGGAAGATGCTGGCATACAAGGGATTCACGAAAGATTTGACGGCAGCCCTGGGAAGCGGTAATTATCAGTTTGAGATTGGCGTGAAGGCGGAAACGGAAAAGGCAAAGTGTGCAAGCACTGGATTTCACTGCGCGGAAGACCCTCTGGACGTTCTGGACTATTATTCCGGGCCAACAGACAGATACTGTATTGTGAAAGCAGAAGGAGACATCCATGAGGATGCACATGGCAGCAGGATATCATGTACATCGCTGACTCCGGTTAAAGAAATAACCAGACAGCAGCTGGCCGCACACGCCTGCGACTATATGTACAGACATCCAAACAGGGAAACAAACAAGGCAGTAGCAGAAGAGCGTGGAAAAGCAGACAACTATTTTGCCATTGTAAGAGGGAAGAATCCGATAGCAAAAGGAAGAAAAGGAACGGTCATCTTTCTGTTATCGGAAGCCAGGGAGTCCAGGGAAATAATCGGGATAACGGCTCTGGAGATTGATGGGAAACAATATAAAGAGAATGTATACTACGATAGCGAAGGAAAGGAGGTTTCCCAGTGAAAAAAGAGGAATTAAGAAAACTGAGGACGCTGAATGCGACCAGAGAAATGATGGAAAAAGCGGCTGACAATGCGATTGATAAAGTGGCAAAGAACGCATATGGATGGAAGGAGAGAGTCTATAAGAAATATGCAATGTTCCTTCGCTGTCAGTGCCTTGGAAAATATTTGAAAATAGCAGTATTTCTTCCAAAAGAGATGCAGAAAGGAATAAAGTCCCCGAAATATGAGATATTTATAAATCTGGAAGGAGAAGAGTTTATCACCAGGGAGTGGATAGGTGAGACAGAAAAATGGAGAACCGGAAAGATTGACAGTCTGTTTTATTACTGGGGAGATTTAGCAAAATCCGAAAAAACATCATGGATGAATCAGGATGGGAAGAATTCTATAAAAAGAAAACTGAATGTTTCCTGTGGAGGCTTTGAAGGAATTTTGGAATACCAAAAAAGAATCAATGAGGAAAAAATAAAAGAAAGAAGGAGGAAGGAAACAAAACCATGGGATGACGACATGGCCCTGATGCCGGAGCTGCCGCAAGGGTTTCTTAAATGGCAGAAAAAAGAAGGGATACCGGAGCATTACATTTTCTACGAATATAAAAAAGGCGGAGCAAAGCATGGATACTGCTCCCACTGTGAACAGACGGTAGAGATTCGGAACCCAAGACATGGAAAACAGGGGGTGTGCCGGCGATGCCGGGCCAGAATAACATACAAGGCCACGGGGAAGATAGGCTCTTTGGCAACGGATGCGTATAAAAGCCAGATAGTCCAAGAAATGAAGGGGGGAATAGTGGTAAGAACCTTCAGGGGATGGAAACATTATCGCGGGATGACTCCGGATAAGCCTTATTACTGCATAACTGAAATAAGAAGGACACTTTTTCGTGGAGATAAAATTGACACCTATAATTATGAGCTATATAAAAACACAGAGATGAGATGGGTGAGAGATGGGTTTTCCGATATGCTGTACGAAGAGGCGATTGTGTATGGCGGAAATATGAGATATCTGGAAAAAACCGTGTTGAAGCGCTCAGGACTGCCGAATATGATACGGGATGGAAGGATGATAAACAGCAGCAGATATCTGCTTCAAGAAAACGGAAACCCGGCTATTGAGCAGCTGGCCAAAATAGGGCTGACAAGAATGGCGAAGGAGATGATGGAAAGCTTATACAAACCAGGGCTGCTGAATGAGGATGCAACACAGCTGGCCAAAATGTTGAAGATAGACACAAACCGACTAAACCGCTTAAAAAAGATGGATGCAGGGTTGATTCACCTGGAATGGATGAAAAAAGAAAAGGAAATGGATACCATACTCTCGGATGAACTGATTGATTATTTTGGAAAAGCGGGTATCACACCGAGAGAACTGAATTTTATCTTAAACAGGATGAGTTACACCAAAATCTATAACTATATCGTCCGCCAGAAAGCAATGGGAAGGGACGCGGACACGGCGAGACAGATTCTGCAGACATGGAAGGATTATCTGGATATGGCAGAAAAGGCCGGGATGGATACGGAGAAAGAGATGATTTACAAACCAAAGAATTTGAAATCTGCACATAACGAAGCCGTCCTTCTTCTCCAGGAGGAGGATATGGAAAAAATGGCAGCAGAACTCGCTAAGAAGTGGCCGCATGTCAACGAGGTATGCGGGACTCTTGAAAAGTACGAAATGACAGGAAAAGAATATTCTGTTGTGGCTCCGCGAAATGGAATCATAGATATTGTCAGGGAGGGGACAAGCCTTCATCACTGCGTACATACCTGTACTTTTTATTTTGACAGAATAGAGGCGCGGGAGTCCTATCTGCTGTTCCTGCGCCGGACGGAATGTATAGATGTGCCGTATTACACCCTGGAAGTGGAGCCGTCCGGAAACATCCGTCAGAAGAGGACAACCGGTGATAACCAGAATGAGGATTTCCAGGATGCGGTCAAGTGGCTGAAAAAATGGCAGCAGGAAATCAGGAAGAGGCTGACGAAGGAAGACGAAGAATTGGGAAGAAAGAGTAATGAAGCGCGCATCCGGGAGTTGAAAAAGCTGCGGGAGGACGGGAACAAAATCTGGCATGGAAAGCTGGAAGGGAAGCTGCTGGTGGAGGTACTGGAAGAAGATTTTATGGAAGCCATGTAGGAGGACGGAATGGAAGAATTAATTACATATACGGATTATGAGCAGTACAAAGCGGCGATGGATGACCAGTGGAGAAGAAACGAGGAGAAGGCCGGGGAGCTGGTGGAAGGATTTGCCGTAATCGGATACCTGTTGAAACAGGCCCGTGATACGGACATCCTGAAAAAATCAGGATATAAAAATGTAAATGAATTTGCAGAAGCAGAGTACAAGATTGACAAAACAATCGTGTCCCGGTATATCGGGATTAATGACAGATTTTCGGAGATGGGAAATTCTAGAAGGCTGAAGGAGCATTACAGGGGGATAGGATATGCAAAACTTCTTCTCATGCTCCAGATGCCGGATGAAATTAACGAAGAGATTACGCCGGCGTATAGCAAAGCAGAGGTACAGTCCATTAAGGATGAGGTGGATGCAGAGAAAAAGAGAACGGAAATGGAAGTCCTGATGGAAGGGGAGAATGAGGCACAAAGAACCATGAACGGGAACCTGGAGAAGGCCATCCATCAGCTGGGATATGAGAATCCGGAACTGTATGTCAAATTGCACGAGGCCATTCAGAACGGTAAGGAAGCTGTCTATGAGATGCTGGCGCCGGCCGGGGAAGCCATACACAGCGTGAGAATTCAGGGAGTCGGCCGAATGATGCTGTCCATAAAGGGAACGGATAAGACGGTATCGCTTATCAATGTAAGGTCGAGCGAGAAGGAATCCTATTCGTGGGAACAGCTGCTCGATGCAATAAGGTCTGTCTTAGATAAGGAAAAAAGCCCGGAGGAATCCTGGAGCCAAAAATATGGGGAGGAATTTCCGAAACCGAAGGAGCCGGTAGCGCCGCCGTCATCGCCGGGAAGAGAAGCAAAGAGGCCGCCAGCCAAGAAAGTATCGAAGGTCACGAAGGCCAAAACGCCGGAGACAGTACAAGAACAACCGCAGATGGCATCCGAGGAAAAGATAAGAGCCGAGGAGGAGACAAAACTGGAAACAGAAGAGAAGGAGGAAAAGATACAGGAACAAAAAGAGGAAGTTGCACCGGTGCAACACGAAACCGAAGAGATAGAAGATAAGGAACCGTTAGGAGAAGAACATGATGAGGTAACGGTGACAGAGGACGCGGTGGCCGAAAAGGGAAAAATCTATACGCTGAGAGAAGATGCGGAAGCCTATCTGGAAAAGATAAGGAAGGCGATGGAAGAAAACCAGTATCTACTGGCCAAGAACGAGACCAAGCATCTCCTGGAGACATTAGGAGAAATAATAGAGGACATAGATAGCCGCCCGATGCCTGGTCAGATAGAAATGGGTATTGTAAATCAGAACGGAGAAAGAGATGGCTAAGAGCATAATGGAGCAGGAGGGAAGCAGGACGTGCTATATATGTGGAGCAGCGGGATATATGGAAGAACATCATGTTTTCTACGGTTCAGCCAACAGAAAGAAATCTGAAAAATGGGGGGTTAAAGTACACCTTTGCTATCGCCATCACCGGGATTTGATGGATGGAGTACATGGGAATGCGAAGTTGGACAGATGGTTAAAACAGGAGGGGCAGCAGGCTTTTGAAAGAATTTATGGCCATGAGAAGTTTATGAAAGAGTTTGGAAAAAATTACATAGAAAAACAGGATGTGGAGCAAAAAGAGCCAGCAGGGCAGCAGGATGTCGGCTTTTGGTTTGTGGAAGAAAGGTGAGAAATGAAAATGAGAAAATGTTTAATGAACATTGTAGCAGTCACTGCCTATAAGTACTTGAAATGGTATTGCAAAAAGCATTTACGAAAAGGAAGCTGCGAAGAGTGTGTATTCCAGGGTGATAAACTATATCGATGTCCAGTCAAGGTACCTCATGTCTGGTGCAGATATGCAAAAGAAACAGACCTGTATGGAGGAATTGAGTGCCGGATAGATGGAGGGGCATGCCTGTGTAACAGGATACAGAATTAGGAATTTAGTTTTTATCGGCCACCACATAGCTGATGTGATTCGCACACTGAGGATGGCGTTATTTGCTGGCTTGGCTCTGTCTATGTGCAACCAATAAGACCAGCGGGGCGTGCCTACGAAGATATAATGGAGGTTCGTACTGCCAGGGGGTCCGGTCTGGCGTACGCCCACAATTTAGAATTTACGGAGGTACACATGAAAGATTATGCGCAGCTGCATGATGATGCACTGGACTACGAGAGAGATATTGAAATAGGGATTGAGCAACTTTGTGAAGTGAGATTGAAGATGTATCGTGAAAAAGACGCAGATATTTTGAAAGAAATTACTCCTATACTAAATTCAATTATCCATGATGCAGAGCGGTATAAAGAGTGGATTCAAAAGCAAAATTACAACAAAGGTAATGATTGTGATGCCTGTTTAAATCAGTATCTGTGTGGAAAGTATGGCGATGAAGTCGGATGTCGTTGTCAGGATGCCAATGAAGAATGTACATTCGTTTCAGACGATATTCGTCAGCAAAACTGATATTGAGATTGTTTAGAAGAAACGGAGAAAGAGAGGAGAACAGATGGCATATGCAGAAAAAACCACGGTTCCAGTTAGCAAGAGCCGTATGGAGATTGAGGAACTGATTCGAAAGCACGGAGCCGGACAATTTGTTTCTGGATATTCTGGAGACAAGGTGATGATCGGATTTAGTGCAGCAGGACGGCAGGTTCGTTTCATTGTTACAGTCCAGACTGGTAAAACACAAAAAGATACAGAACAGATAGAACGTCAACGCTGGAGAGCGTTGCTTTTAGTAATTAAGGCTAAATTCGAAGCAATAGAAAGCGGTGTAAGCTGCTTTGATGATGAATTTCTGGCACATATTGTATTACCAGACGGACAGACAGCGGGACAATGGATGACACCACAGCTTGAGGCGGCCTATGAGACTGGACAGATGCCGTCAATGCTACCGTTGTTAACCTGATATAGGAGCATTTAAAAAGGGGGTATTTATGTGCTACACAGATAAGAACGGAAACAATATAGTAATACAGGATAACGGTATGATATTGATAACGCCAAAAGGAGATAGTACCGTTATCGTTACATTACAAGAAATTATATCACAGATGAAATTGAATATGCACAATTAAGATGGAGGTGATTGAATGCGAAAACTAAAGCTAGTTAAAGTGGTAGTACCGGAGATTGTTGCGTATATTGGCCAAGGACCTGGAATTGAAAATATGGAACCGGATTATCAGTGCCCAAGGTGTGGTTACGGAGTGGCAGATGATTACGTATCTTGTCCGCATTGTGCAGCAGAGTTGGATTGGAAAAATGTTATGAAGACAACAAAGAAGTTTCAGAAGTTAGTAAACCGACTGTAAATTTATGCTTTTAGTAATATAGGAGAAGTAGATGACTGGTATGAGTTATTATATGGAGCAGATTGAAAAATATGAAGCAGATGGAATTGATTTTGTGCCAATTATGATTCAAGAGGAAATAGGAATTAAACATGTAATAGAATCATATACAAAAGAACAATTTGAAAATGTTAAATATATTCCGAAGACAAATTATCTGATTTGGAAGATAGTTGATGGAGAAAAAGTATATATTACGTGAGAAATGGAGAATAAAATGAAAACAGTGAGAAAGAAAATACTGCCAGAATACTTTAAGGAAGTAAGAGCAAGGAATAAGAATTTTGAGATACGGACGGATGAGGATAATATCAAAGTTGGAGACCTTCTTATTTTAGAAGAATGGGATGGGGTTTATACAGGAAACAGCACGCGGAGATATGTTAAATATGTCTTACGTGATGCCGTGGACTTGGGGTTGATGCCTGGATACTGTATAGTAAGTTGGTGATTTGTAATTTGGAGGTGAAGGGACGTGTATAGAGATAGTAGCTGGGAGGAAGGGCATTACATTGACAACCACCAGAAGTATGAATGCAACGATTGTGGAAAGCATTTTATCATCGGTGAAAAGCTGGCAGAGTACTGTCCTCCTGGATTCCCTGTATGTCCGTATTGTGGACAGAGTAATGTAGAGCGTGTGGTATGGACAGAGGATGAGCAATTATATAATTTGGCGGCGGAGATGGGGTGCTTGGCAATTTATTTAAATGAGGAAGATTAGATTGAGAAGGTGAAAATATGGCAAGTCCCAAAGGATTTATTTTGTACCGGATATGGTACGGCGATTGCCTGGCTTACCTCGGAAGAACAAAACAGCCGCTACAAAGTAGGATACGTGGACACATGTTTGCCGCTCCGATGCACAGGGCAATAGATATACATAATGTGACGCATATTGAGTACACCGAACTACAAACAGAAGCCGACATGAATCTATATGAGATATATTTTATAAACAAATACAAGCCCCCGTTGAATGTAGATGACAAGGCCAGAGACAATCTGACTATCACACTACCAGAGTTGCAATGGCAGCCATTCATCCCTAAAAAATGGGATAAGTGGAAAAAACAGTTGAAAACTGATGATATGTGGGGGTGGCATAAGTCAAGGAACCAAAAAATACAACACGGAAATTAGGATATTTTGCTGTCGGCTGCCAAGTGTCGGAGAAAGAGAACAGTATGGATGATAATGGTGTCTTTACGGTAACGGTTGGAAATATTGCCAAAGGAGATGTGACTTTCTGGAAAACAAAAAACAGATATATGTATCAGGCGGTAGGGATTGGAGCGCCAACAAGGTGTACAAAGAAAATGTATGAGGAAGCAAAGGAGCTTTTTGAGAAACAGAACAAATAGTATTTTCGTCAAGGAGGTAAAAGTGAAAAAGTGCTACTGTTGTCCATGGTATTCGGATAAGTGCAAAAATCCGAATAGCCGTAATAAAGACAAATTTCCGGAAGATATAAAGCAATGCAGACAGATGTTGATTAACAAGAACATCAAGCCAAAGTAAGGCTGAAGGAGTAAGGAACAGAGATGGGAATAGATTTGAGTAGATTCAAGGTAATTCACGGCGGTATGGTACTAAATGCAATTGCGCTTATGGAAGCAAGGATGACGGAAGGGATAAAATGGGAAAATAGAGAGACGGTTATTAAACCAATAATTCTTGAAGTTCTGGCGATTAATGAGGATGGAAACATTATATCTATCATGGATGAGGCATGGACGTTTCAGTTTCTGCCGATTGTTCAGAATTAAGATTTCCGGGAGAACCGGAGGAAAGGAGAAATAGATGATTGAGAAAATGAAAATGATGGAACAAACTGTTCCAACACAGTTAGCTGTGAAGATTAACGGAAAAAGCGAGGTACGATACAGAGAGCTTCCTGATTGTTTTGGATATGAGTTTGAGGTGTTTCCAAAGGAGGCGGCAAAAGAAGCTGTTGAAGAGGTAGTGGAGGCTATGGAAAACCAGTCATATGACCATGGTTCCAGTTGGAGACGAGTGAGATTAGAAGAAGTGCAGAAAAAGGAGGATTAGATGAAGGGAGTAAAAACTGCAATAAGGAGCAATGAAATATTTGTTCTTCCTACATTTGGTTTTTTAAAAGTCAAAGAGTACAGAGACTTGTATGAGGAGCGCTGGTGCTTGAAATTATGTTTTGCTTGGATAATATGGAGGGCATCAATAAAAATATGGTCTGAAAGTGTATGGAGAGAAACAGAATATTAGGATTACCCAGTTGAACCGGAGAAAGGGATGAATATGAATAGAGTAACAGAACAATATGGAAAACAGTATTTTAGAGTCCGAGGAAATAAGACAGTATACAATCGAAATCCAGAAAAATCTAGCCGTGTAGCCTGCGCACTGGCCAAACTTTTCGAGTATGAATCTACTGGCATGGAGCCGGAGGAAATCGTGGACGGAAAGATACTGGATTCGGCTAATTGGATACCGGTTGTAGAGAGGATACCAGAAGAAAACGGCCAATACCTGGTAACCGTAAGAGAAGATGACCCGTTGTTGCCGATGGTCTTTCTGGATATAGCATCGTGGGAAGAGGATACTGGTTGGGATACAGAGCGGATTGTTGCATGGCGGCCGTGCAGACTGCCAGAACCATACAAATCAGCATGACTTAGGATTTGGAGGAAGTGATGATGGCGAAAAGGACACCAGAGAATTGCAGTTTAATAAAGAAATATGGCTATGTAAAACAGGAAAAAGGAAAGTGCTATGGTTTTGCAACATCACCAGACTGCGACGAGCCATGCGAAGCCTGTAAAAAATGTAAATATAATATAGACTACGAACCAGAAAATTAAGATTTGGAGGAGGTAGGTATGGCGATAGTGAGGTTTAGGGCTACACAATGCGATAAAAGGTTTGACCGTCCGATGCAGATCGTGAGTGGTTGCAATATGGCAGGCATAACTGTCAATATTTCGCTTGAGACGGATGCGGAGATAACACCTACATATCTATTACAGATGGCAAAAGAGATAGAGTCCTTACCTCCTGAAAACCATAAGTATTTTAAAAATGTAAAGCCAATATATTTGGAGGTGAGCGGGTGAATAACGAGAGCAAGCCGTGTGATTCATGCGGATTTGAGCCAGAATGCCGATGGGCGCATGATTTTGAGGTAGAAGAATGTAAGGACTGGGCACCGAGAGAGGAATCTGATAGAGCTTAGTCTGGAAAACTGATATTTGATAGGAGAATAAATGAAAAAAGAATTTTTAAAAATATTACAAAATGCCTTAAAGGGCATAGAACTTTCTGAAGAAGAAATTTCATTGATAAAATGGATTGCAGATTGGGACTTGTCAACGGTACAAATATTTTCTCAAATTATAAACAAATGCAGAGATGATACAGGAATTTCAGTCGAAAACCAGAGTAATGCTAAAACAAAAATTACGTATGAACATCCAACAGATAATGAAATTAAAAGCTATATGAAAATTATAGAGGAAAAAGAGCTTACACAGGATGATATGATTGCAATTCTAAAAGGGGCAACAGTCAAAAAGGTAATTAGAGAATATCAAGAGGGAGCGGGAAGTAGGGTTGTAAGTGCAATAGAAATTACATATCCAGCTCCAAAAAACTAATAATTAAACTATATTGACTTAGCGACCATGCAGCAGGCTTAAGTAAAAGGAGATGATTAATTTGAGAGCAAAAGAGTATCTGAGTCAATTGGAACGAATAAACTGTACAATTAGACATAAAAAGCAGGAACTTTATGAGGCAAATGTCAACAGGGGGATTGTTGTTAAATCAAATGGGGAGAGGGTTCAAACTTCTTTTGCTGGGTCTATGGGAAAACAAACAGAAGCGCAGGCGATTAGGATTGCATCAATCAGAGAAGAAATAAACAATAATATTATCGAAAATATTGAGCTGAAGCATAAAATCATCGATGAAATCCATGACTTAAAGGACGGATTGCATATTGAAATCCTTTACAGAAGATATGTAAAATTGGAGAAGGACTTTACCAGGATGGCCTGTGACCTGGGATATACATACAAATATATAATCAATAAACACGGCGCCGCGCTGGCTGAGTTTGAAAAAGAACACCCTGAAATTTTGGACCAGGATGTTGAAAAGTTTTAAAATGTGGAATCCAAATGGAAAAGTGATGGAAAAACATTGTGATTAATGTGTTATAATAATAGTGTCAAAAAGGGCATCCAAAGCTGGGTGTCCTTTTTGTTTGCATAAAATACCTTTCTATTGCTGAAATATGGAAGGTACTTCCCAGGCCCCCGGAGGGGGTACGGGGCGTGGAAGGCGCGGTGTTTTTCTCTGTACAAGATATTTTTTTAGGGTACTTCCTTCCGCTTTTGGAGGGAGTCCAGGAGGTGAAAGCGATTATGGTGGTCAATCAAAAGGAGCTGGCGCAGTGCCTGGGCGTCTCATCGAGAAGAGTACGGCAATTGAAGGATGAAGGGCTTTTTCAGACTGCTCCGGGAGAGCGGGGATATTGTCTGGAAAAGAGCATTCAGGAGTACATTGATTATAAGATCAATGCGGAAACCGGGAGGAGGTCATCTATCTCGAAGGAAAAAATACAGGCAGAGCATGAGGAAGTGAAGAAACAGATATCACTACTGAAACTCAGAAAGCTCCGGAGAGAACTGCATGAAGCGAAAGACGTAGAGTACTATTTGTCAGATATGCTTGTTAGATTCAAAAATCGAATGCTGGCACTTCCATCTAAAATTGCAATGGAAGTATCAGGGGAAAAGGATATAAATAAAATTGCTCAGATCATCCAGAAAGATATATTAGATACCATGGAGGAGTTATCGGAATACGATCCGGATGAAATCGATCATAGCTCTGGATATGAGAGTGCAGCAGATGAGGACTGCGAGGAAGAGGACGATGAAGACGGGGAAGACGATGGGGAGTAGGAACGCAGACTGGAGGGGGAGTGGATGAGTGAGAGAATACGCTCCAAGCGAAAAACACTCCGGCTGTTCCAAAGGGTGATCAGAAAGGCATTTGAAAAGCCGGAGCAGTTAAAAGTCAGCCAATGGGCAGAAAAATACAGAGTGCTGGACGATTCCAGTAATCTTTCTGGAAAATGGTCAAACGATATTACACCGTATCTTGTCGGAATCATGGATGCCTTCAACGACCCTTATATCCGGGAAATCTATTTCTGCAAATCATCCCAGATTGGCGGAACCGAGGCACTAATCAACATTCTATGCTATCTGATTATGGAATCACCGGCGCCGGCCATGGTCGTTTATCCATCGGATGACCTTGCAAAAGATATATCCAACGACAAATTAAAGCCGGCCTTCCGGCTGATACCGCAGATAAGGGAAATATTTTATGAAAACAGCTCCAAGGAGCTGCGGTTGAAATTTAAGACGATGCTGCTGTATCTAAGAGGGGCTGGATCGCCGGCCAAGCTGGCATCCAAGGCAATAAAATATTTATTTTTTGATGAAATTGACAAGATGGGCGGGGCTTCTAAGAAAGAGGCATCACCATTTAATCTTGCCATGGAGCGTGTGAAGACATACAAATCACAGAGTAAGGTGTATGCCTGTTCGACTCCGACTCTGCGTACGAATTATATCTGGAGCCTGCATGAAAATGCGGATGAGGTACGGCACTATTTTGTGCCATGTCCACATTGCGGGGAAATGATCGAGTTGAAGTTTAAACAGGTCATTTTTGCCGAGGACAAAGAAAAACAGATGAGTCCTTACGACCGGGCAAAAACAGCGGTGTATGTATGCCAGAAGTGTGGATGCGAAATATTGGATAGCGATAAGCCGAAGATGCTGCGGGAAGGAAAGTGGATAGCCGTGAAAAAGCGCGGCATAGGAAATCCCAAAAGCGTTGGATTCTGGATTAATTCCCTGTACAGCGTGTTTGTAACCTGGGCTGATGCGGCGGAGGAGTATTTAAAATCGTATGAGGACCCGGAACTGCTTCAAAACTTTGTGAATTCATGGCTGGCAGAACCGTGGGAGGACACGAAGCTGAAGACCACGGAAGACCTTGTAATGGAGCGGCAGACAGAGTTATCTGAATACGTGGTGCCTGACTGGACTAAGCTGCTCACTGCCGGGGTAGATGTGCAGGAGAACTGCCTGTATTATGCAATCCGGGCATTCGGGAAGTTTACCACCAGCCAGAATATTGCACATGGGCAAGTACTATCATTTTCAGAGATTGAAGAGATTATGAACGCAGAATTTGAAACAGAGGATGGACGGCGGGTTGTTGTAAATCTGGCACTGATTGACTCTGGATACCAGCCGGACGCTACGTATGATTTCTGTGTTGATAATTCGGATTGGGCATTACCGGTGAAGGGAGCCAGTAACCCGATGCGTGACCGGTATAAAATAAGCAAAGTGGACAAAGTGAATTCCAAGGCATACGGGATGCAGCTGGTACTCGTGGATGGAGACCAGTATAAGGATTCCATTGCGGCCCGCATGGCAAAAGATAACGGAACTGGGAGCTGGATGGTGTACCGGGGGTGTGATGAAGAATATGCAAAGCAGGTAACATCAGAACACAAGGTAGCCATCCAATTAAAAAATGGAACAAGAAAGACCACCTGGGTAAAAAAGCATTCTCATGAAGCAAATCATTATCTGGATTGTGAGGTGTATGCAATGGCAGCAGCAGAGATACGAGGTGTCAGGAGCCTGCATCTGCAAAAAGAAGAAGATGAATCTGTGCCGGAGCAGAAGGACAGCGGAGCATATGTACCGGAAGAAAGCTGGATTCAGCAGCAGGACAGCTGGTTATAAGGAGGTAGATGACATGGAAGAACAGCTGGAAATATTTGGAACACCTAAAGAGCAGCTCGTAGTTGTTAACGAAGCAATATATGCTGTACTGAGAGGCGGGCAGTCATATCGGATTGGAACGAGGAATTTAACCAGGGCAGACTTGAATCTTTTATGGAACATGCAGCGAAAACTCCAGTCTGCAGTCGCAAACGATGAAAACGACCCACTGTTCCGTGATACGGTAGTGGCAGTCTTTGATGGGAGGTAAAATGAACGCATTAGATAATTTGATAGGCTGGATATCTCCAGAAACCGGTTATCGGCGTGAGACATATCGGAGAGCTCTGGAAGAATCTCGAAGTTATGATGCAGCAAGCTACGAAAGGGTAAATGCCAATTGGAGAGTGATAAATGAATCGGCAGAGATGACGGACCGATATGACCGCGATACGGTCAGGGCAAGGGCAAGAGACCTGGAACGCAATTCGGACATTATGAATTCTATAACCGGGGCATATAAAAGAAATGTGTTCGGGGCAGGATACCGGCTCCGGGCATGCGTTGGGGATGAAGAGCTGAACGCAAGGATTGAAAAACTTTGGAAAGAGTGGTGCAAGAAACAGAACTGTGATGTGACCGGAACACAGAATTTTAATTCACTTATGCGGATGGCGATTCAGCGAAAGAAAGTAGATGGCGGAATGTTATTTCTGAAGCGTTATACGGCTGGAGGTCTTGTGCCATTTAAACTTCAGGCTTTGGAGGTCGACGAGTTAGATACAACAGCAGTTTCACCGAGAAATAAAGAAAACAAGGTAGTAGGAGGGATCGAGTACAACGCTTACAACAGACCAACAGGATACTACATTAAGAGATATACCATTGATGGAATGACAGCCATGGACTCAATTTATGTTGAGGCAAAGGATGTCATTTTTTATTACACAAAAACGCGCCCTTCACAGATTAGAGAGATATCCGATATGACGCCAACTATCACGAGAGTGAGAGACGTAAACGAATTTATGAGGTCGATTGCAGTCAAAGAACGGATTTTGGCCTGCCTGTCTGTGTTTATTAAACGGAATTTACCAGAGGCTGGCCTGCCAGGCCGGGGAGGAGGCGGACGTAAGGATGCCGAAGGAGGAAAGTACAACTACCAGGGCAAGACACTTACACCGGGAATGATTCAGTATTTAAATCAAGGGGATGATGTTCAAGTTGTCAATCCATCAGGGCAGGCGACGGATGCAACATCATATGTAAAACAGGAAATGCGGATGATAGCTTCCGGACAGGGATTGAGCTACGAGACAACGAGCAGAGATATGTCGGAGAGCAATTACAGCTCTGCCAGACAGGGGACAATCGAAGATGACCTGACATATGCCGAGGACAGAGACCTGTTGATTGAGATGATGGATGATATATATGAAACATTCATCATTTCACTGGTACTTTCAAAAAAATTAGAACTTAAGGATTTCTGGGAAGAAAAAGATAAGTATTTTGAACATAAGTGGATACAGGCACCAAAACGGTGGATCGACCCGCTTAAGGAAGCTAATGCCAACATGGCAGCACTCAAAACCGGGCAGAAGACATGGGCAGACATGGCTGCTGAGAATGGAAAAGACTGGAAGGAGCAGATTGACGAGATGGCCGAAATTATGGAATATGGCCAGGCTAAGGGACTTGATATGGGAGGTGTAATATTTGGAAAAAAAGAAAATACCACAGAATCTGACAAGGGAGCAGGGGCAGAAAAAACAGTCTGAGATGCATGGAAGTTTAAACAGAGCGCTCCTTTCTGCATCCATCCGTGCAGTTGAAGGGGAGGAACGGACGGTGGAACTATCGTTTTCATCGGAAGAGCCATACAGCCGATGGTGGGGAGTGGAGATTCTAGACCACACAGAAGGATGTGTTGATCTGGAACGGCTGAACAGCATTGGATGCGCTTTGTTTAACCACAAGAGGGATGTGGTGATTGGCAAGGTTTTGAAGGCATGGAAGGAAGATGGACGATGTCTTGCACATATCCGATTTGACGACGATCAGGAGTCGGACATCATCTACAAAAAAGTTAAGAGTAAGACACTGCAAGGAGTGTCGGTTGGATATACGGTGGATTCCTGGGAGGAAGTTATGCCAGGAAAGAAATCAGCGGATGGGCGGTTTACTGGTCCGTGCGAGATTGCAAAAAAGTGGACCCCGTTTGAAATCTCAATTGTATCTGTTCCGGCAGATCCAACAGTCGGAGTAGGACGGGAATTTGAGGGACCACAGAGAAATGGAAGAACGCTGGACTATTTCAGCCGGCAGCTTCAGATAAACAAAAACAAATATCAGGAGGTAGCAAAATGAGAACAAAAAGCGAGATATTGCAGCGGCAGCAGGATATCCTGGCGCTTGCAAAAAACGAGAACAGGGATTTAACCCCGGCGGAGCAGACTGAATTCGACAGTTTACAGAAAGAATTGGAAGCTGTGCCGGCAGATGGCCAAAAGGACAGAGGGGAGAGAGCTGCAGCAGGAGGAGTGCCGATGAACACAACAGAAAATCCAGAATTGGCCACAAATCGTGCAATTGCCGCAGAACGGAAGCGCATGGCGGAGATTACAAATCTGTGTAGAGAATTTGGAATGGAGCCAGATGAGTATATCAAGGATGGTATCAGCGTTGATCAGGTAAGAACTGCGGTTCTGGAACATATAAAAAGTTCTGGTACGCCAGTGAGTATGCGCGTGACAGCAGATGAGGGGGACAAGTTCCGGTCGGCTGCTTCAGATGCGATGATGCTGCGGTCGGGAATTGCAGTGGAAAGACCAGCAGACGGAGCGAGCGAACTGAGGGGAATGAGCCTGAGAGACCTGGCAATTCAGTGCCTTGCCAGGGAAGGCGAAGATACCATGACACTCCTGCGCATGAGTCCGACAGAAACTTATGACCATCTTTGCAGGCAGTTTTACAATCCGACGGCTGCGTTTCCGGCCATTTTAGACAGTACCATACGCAAAAGTATTGTAGAACTATATAACCACGTACCAACCACGTTTCAGGCGTGGACGACTAAGGGGAGCTTGAGTGACTTTAAAGAAACCAAAGACCATGAATATGTGATTGGAGGCATGGGAGATTTTGAGGAGGTTGCGGAGAATGGCGAGATTAAGGCAGACATTCCGAAAACGGAGATGCTGCCGACACGCAAACTGAAAACCTATGGAAAGCAGTTCAGCATGACCAGGCAGGCGTTTATCAATGATGATATAGGATTTCTGACCAAAGTTCCGGGACTGTATGCGACCAAGGCAAAGATGACAATTGATAAACAGGTTTATTCACTTTTGTTCGACAACAAAAAAATCTGGGATGGAAAACCGTTGTTTGATGGCGAGCATACAAACATCATCAGTACTGGAGCGAAGCCGTCGCAGCAGGCCATTCAGAAGATTATCCTTCAGATGCAGAAACAGAAGGATCAGTTTGGCGACGCAATTTACGTGACGCCGAAATGGATTGTTGTGCCAGTGGGGTATGAATTTGACCTCGCAGTCATTCTACACTCTGCACAGGTGGTTGGGTCCGCGAATAATGACGTTAATCCGCTGTACAACTACCCGATTAACATTGTGCAGACACCAGTTCTCAACGCGCTGGCCGGAGACAAGGCGGCGCCGTGGTTCATGGTAGCCGACCCAATGAGTGCGAAGTCTATTCAAGTAGATTATCTGAATGGCCAGGAAACTCCCGTTGTGAGACGGATGGAGGCGCCCGGTGTGCTGGGATACACCTGGGATATCTATACGGACTGGGGCATTGCAGTAAGAGACTTCCGGGGAATTGCCAAAAACCCAGGAGAACCAATTAAATAAGGAGGTAAAAAGACATGAAGGCAATCTATGTACAGAAAGGCGAAAATCTGGATTATAAAAACGTTACAGGTTCGCTGATTGAAGCGGGAAGCATAGTGGTGATGGGGAGTCTGGCCGGTGTGGCTGGAACTTCGATACCAGAGGGAGAAATAGGAAGCATCCATATGACGGGGGTTTTCAAGATGCCTAAAAAGGCTGGAGAAGCAATTTCAGCTGGGACAAAACTCTTTTATACAGAGGAGGGGCTGACAGCAGTTACTGGAGGGGCACCAGCAGTTGGAGAGGAAAAAACAGGAGAGGACGCAGCAGTGGAAGCCGGAATGGTGACGATAGGATATTCTGTAATGGATGCGGCAGCAGAAGACACAGATGTAACTGTGAGAATTGGATAGGGAGGAGAAGATAATGGCACATACACCACATAAGTGGGTAAATGGTGAGCTTATCACAGCTGAAAAACTAAATGACCTCGAACAGGTGGCGGCACAGGCTGCACAGCCAGGGCCAAAAGGAGCAGACGGAAGGTCAATCTATGCCTGCTCCACTGATATTGGAACAGACAGTCCGGTAAAACGCAGTGATATCACTGGAGGGGGTGATGTGGCCACTGGAGATTTAATCATTGCTAAAAACGGAGAAATATATCAGGTGGAAGAAGCAGGCGAAGATACCGTAACGGTAGGAGACGTGATTAGTAACTTAAAAGGCCCGGCCGGAGACAAAGGAGCAGGACTGACAGGCACCAAAGTGGTACTTGCTTCCCTGGCTGCAGATGCTGACACAGCTGCGGTAATAGCTAAAGTTAATGAAATCATCGGAATACTTAATGACCGCGGTGTCAGCAAGGTGTCTTAAGATGCTGCCGGGATTCAAGGATCTTATCCAAAAGGATAATCGGCAGGTGTTCTTAAATCCATACGAATTTGGCGAGGAACATTCTGTCGGAGGGCGCCAGATGACTATTCTCATTGATGACAATGAGATGATTGAGAGAGAGAAACGCCAGTATGGAATGCAGGAGTATAGACAGGGAATCTATAAGAGGCAGGTGCTGTTTTATGTATCTGCGAAAGATTTTGGTGTGTTGCCGGCACCGGGGCGAAGCCTGGAATTGGACCACAAGCCTTATATCATAACGGATGCGGTAAACGAGAATGGAATATACTCGATTAGCCTGGAGGCGGTGAGATCATAAAAGAATTGATATTAATAGGTGTAAACGTGGAGGATATACGCCGCGTACTGTATAAGCTGGAGCCTGAAAAGCAGAACAAGACACTGCAAAAAGCACTGAAAGCAACAGCGGAGCAGGCAAGGGCGAGGCTTGCTGAAAAGGCGCAGGATTCCTATACCATTAAAAATGCAGGCTTTAAAAAAGCAATGCGGATTAGGGCGACATCCGGCTCCTCGCCGGAAGCCACCATATATGCTGCTGGAGCACCGATCCCGCTAAAAAACTTCAAGGTATCCAAAGCAAAAAATACTTTACGGGCTCAAGTTGTGAAACAAGGAAAATTGAAAGAGCTGGAGCGGGGAGGAATCAAAGCGTTCATAAATAACATTGCCCATAAAGGACAAACTCGTGGAAAAGATACAAAGAAAGGAACGGCAGGATCGGCAGTGCGGCACATTGCAGTAGCACAACGAAAAGGAAAGGAGCGCCTGAAGATCAATGAGAAGTACAGCAGCTCTGTGCCAGCCATGCTGGGGAGTCAAAAACATGTGTACGGATTGGTTGAACCGTATATTGCCGGGGACCTGCAGATGAACCTGCGTAAGTTTGTAGACCAGACACTGGGAGGATGAGATGACGGCAAATGAGCTTCAGCGGCAGCTGATAAAAGAGATCGAATATCTGACAAAAGATATGTCATTGAAGGACAAAAATGGAAAGCCGGCAGATTTAAAGGGATATCCACAGGCGATACCGGTACAGAATGTTTTTACAGCAGTGCCATATGATACAGATGATTCGGAAGAAGACGGTGATGAACTGTTCCCGTATTTTATTGTACGTATGGATACTGTGGAGTATCAAAAAAAAGAGGCGGATGGTGCGAATCAGGCGCACCTTATGGTTGCATTTGCGATATACGATGATGATCCGGAATTGAAAGGGTATTTTACTCTTTCTGCGGTAATGGAAAGAGTCGTGGAGCGGTTCCAAAGCAACACAGAAATGGGACAGTTCTGGTGCAGCAGGCAGATGAGCCTTGCGTATCAGGAGGATGATACTTATCCACAGTTTTTTGGCGCAATTGAGATGCTGTGGAATCTTCCGGACATCAGCATGGAACTGGGAATGGAGGAGCTTTTATGACCAAGGTTTATATTGGACCGTCAATTGAAGGGATACTGCAGACAGGAGCAGCATTTAAGGGAGGGTATCCACCCAGAGTGGCCGCGGCGATAAAAAATGCCCCATATCTGGAGGATTTAATGGCAGAAACTAAAAATCTCGCCAATGCAAAAAAAGAATTAAGAAACCCGGAAAGCGGGCTTCAGATGCTCTATCGACGGGCGGAAGAAAAAGGAGGAATTTAAAAATGTTATACAAGCACGGAATCGAAGTGACAGAAAAAGCAACATCGTTTCCAAGTCCAGCGGCTACACAGTATGGAGTCCAGGTAATATGGGGGACGGCACCGGTGAATCTGGCAAAGAATCCGGCAGTAAACAAGCCGGTTATTGCGAGAACCTTTGACGAGGCCAACGCCGCGCTTGGATATAGCGAAGACTGGGAGCATTACACGCTCTGCCAGAGTATGAAAGCAAGCTTTGAACTTTTCCAGGTTAATCCAGTAATATTTATCAATGTTTTAGACCCTGAGCACCATGTGAAAGAACTGGAAGCTGTGGCATATGAAGTTAAGAATCATCAGGCGATTGTTGAGACAGAAGGAATTATGATCGACACGGTGGAAGTGACAGCGCAGCTTAGCAAGGCAAAAACAGGAAGTGCGAAGGCTGGAGAAAATGTGCTGGAAGACGAAGCCACTAAACTTGTAAATGGGACGGATTACATAGCTGGATTTGATGATTACGGCCAGCTTATTATAACTGTTTTGAGTACAGGGACAGCATACGAAGCTGCGGAGCTCGTGGTTACAGGAAAGGCACTGGCTCCAGAGATGGTAACGGAAGATGATGTAATTGGCGCCTATGATGTAGAAACTGGAAAAGAGACCGGATTAGAGGTGCTGCGGCAGGTATATCCGATGTTTGGGGTTGTACCGGGGTCGCTGCTTGCACCAGGATGGACACAGAAAGCGAACATCGGAGCTGCCATGCAGGCAAAATGTGAAGACATTTCCGGTGCATTTCGCTGCATCTGCATCCTTGATATGGACACAGCACTGGCAAAAAAATATACTGACTGCGAAAAAGTGAAAAAGGATATGGGATATAACGATGAGCATGCAATTGTGCTGTGGCCCATGGTTACAGCAGGAGGAAAAACATACAGCTACTCTGCGGTGTATGGAGCCATGATGAGTTACAACACGGCGACAAATAATGATGTTCCATATCTGTATCCATCCAATAAAGAACTGAATGTTGATGGTGCGGTTTTAGCGGATGGAACAGAGATTCTTTTGGATCAGGCCCAAGCGGGAGTATTAAATGGGGGCGGGATTGTGACTGTTTTCCGTGATCTTTCATGGAAATCCTATGGTAACAATACAGGATGCTATCCGGATAACACAGACCCAAAGGACCGCTGGATCGGGTGCCGGAGAATGTTTGACTACGTGTCCAATTATTTTGTGGTGGAATATCGAAAGCGTCTGGACGGAAGCATGAACCGGCGTCTGGTTGATGACATCGTAAACAGCTTTAATATCTGGGGAAACAGCCTGGTATCAGGCGGAATGTGTGCAGGGCTTTATGCGGAATTTCGACAGGAGGAAAACACATTGGATGATGTGCTGGCCGGGCACCTGAAACTGCGGATATACTTTGCACCTTATACACCGGCAGAATATATCAACTCCACGATGGAGTTTGATGTATCTGCTCTGGAATCAGTACTGGAGGGATAAGACATGATTAAAACTCATTTAATTAATCGCTTTAACGCGTACAAAAATGGACGCCAGCTTATTGGTGTAGCCGGAGAACTTAACCTTCCGGAGGTAACAAACCTTACAGACAGCATGGAGGGCGCTGGGACGGGGGGAAATATGGATATTCCAGTAGTAGGACTGCTGGACGATATGGAAATGGAGATTGCGTTCATGTCACTCTGTGAGGACATATTTTCCGTTATGGACCCGACAGAATCAGCGGATATTACTTTAAATGGCGCCTTGCAGGGGTCTGATGCAGGAACAGGAGCAGTGAAATATCAGCAGATCAGCATTTCTGTGCGAGGGCTGGTGAAAAAATTTACCCCAGGGTCTATGAAATCTGGTGCCAAGATGGGGTCCAGCGTGACGCTGGGCCTTAGCTATTATAAGGTGGTATTAAATGGAAAGACGATGCTGGAGATTGACCGGTTCAATGGAGTTTACAGTGTGAACGGGAAAGATGTCATGAAAGAAGTAAGGGATATGTGCTAAGGAGGTAGGCATGAACGAAAAAAAAGTGGCAGGTAATCAGGAAACTGAAAAAGAGAATCAGGACTGGCTGATATTGACATTGGAAAAGCCAGTGGAGTATCAGGGGATGCATATCACACAGCTTGATATGAGCGGGCTCCGCGATATGAATGGGAGAGACTTAAATACGATATATGACCTGTATGCGGCGCAGGGAGGAAATGGAATCGCCCTGCAGGAAAGCACGCTTCTATTTGCACAGGTTGCGGCATCGAGAGTATGTGGATATCCACTGGAGGCTATTATGGAGTTAAAGGCAAAGGATTCTGTATATCTCAAAAATAGAGTATACCGTTTTTTCTTCCTTTAGGGATAAGCTGCGCAGGCGATATCCAGGCGATAAACAGGGCTTATATTGCTGCGGGCCGGTACACAAAATCCGGTCCACAGTTTTTTTATGAGCTGCCGATTAAACAGGCGGTACGGATGATCCGAGAAGCTGAGGAGCTGGCGAAAGAGGAACGACAGCAGGCTGAGAGGAGGAGCAGATAGGTGGGAAAGAAAAATTACGAACTGGAGATTGTGATATCCGGCGGAACAGACGCATCGCTTGCGTCCTCCATTCAGCACGCCAGGCAGGAGTTAAGTGGACTTGAGAGACAGGCAGGGCTTTCCAACCAGAATATGGGAGAGGGAATCAACACTCTTGGCAAAATGTCAGATAAGGTTTTTGGAGGCATTGTGAAAGGAGCAAAACTGGCAGCGGCCGGGACATTGGCGCTCCTAAGCTCATCTGCCGCTGTCGGAATGGGATTTGAATCACAGATGAGTACCGTGCAGGCTATTTCCCAGGCTTCTGCCGGGGACATGAAGAGATTGACGGAGCTGGCAAAGGAAATGGGAGAGACTACCCAGTTTTCGGCACAGGAGGCCGGACAGGGACTTGAGTATATGGCAATGGCTGGCTGGAAAACGCAAGACATGATCAATGGGCTTCCTGGTATTATGTACCTGGCAGCAGCGTCCGGCGAGGAGCTGGGGGCGGTATCAGATATTGTAACAGATGCCATGACTGCTTTTGGCATGGAAGCCAGCCAGTCGGCACATTTTGCGGATGTGCTTGCACAGGCGTCAGCAAGCTCTAATACCAATGTTGCCATGATGGGCGAGACATTCCAATATGTTGCGCCGGTTGCAGGAGCGTTTGGCTATACCGTTGAGGATGTAGCGGTTGCCACTGGACTGATGGCAAATGCCGGAATCAAGGGACAAAAAGCAGGAACAGCTATGCGGACCATGCTGACGAATTTGGCAAAGCCAACGAAACAGATGCGTGGCTACATGGAGGCTCTCTCTATTTCACTGGTAGACAGCGAAGGAAATATGAAACCTCTGAGTCAACAGATGATAGAACTACGGGAGAGCTTTTCGGGCCTTTCGGAAGCGGAAAAAGCAGAATATGCCGCGGGGATTGCAGGAAAAGAAGGAATGTCCGGCCTGCTGGCCATGGTTTCCGCATCAGATGAAGATTTTGAAAAGCTGACACAGGCAATTGGAAACAGCTCCGGGGCGGCACAGGAGATGTCAGAGGTACGGCTTGATAATCTTATTGGAGATTGGACTCTCCTGAAAAGTGCAGCACAAGGAAGTGGGATTGAAATTTTTGGAGGATTTTCGGGGGGACTGCGAAGTTTAGTACAAGATGCGACTGGATGGCTGACAAGTTTTACAGGACAGCTTCGAGAGAATATGCCAACAATCCAACGACAGGTAAAACAATTTGGGGCAGGAATAAAAGAAGGGTTCCAGCCGGTCCTGGATTTAGGAGGATGGTGTCTGGAACACCCAGATGTCATAAAAGGAACACTTACCGGAATCGTGGCCGCGATGGGAGCATTTAAAACAGCTCAAGCAGCGAAAAATGGAGTAGCGCTCCTGGGGAAACTGTCGGGGATGGTAAGTGCCTGGCCGGTGGCGGCATTTGGACTTGCAGCAGGAGCAATTGCTGGAATTGTGGTCGCGGTGCGGGAAAATAACAAGCGCCTGAAAAAAGAGGACATGGCGAAGCGGTTTGGAAATATAACGCTTTCCATGGAAGAATTGGACGAAACGGCCCGCATGATTGTCGATAATGGCAATATGGGTAGGGCGACA